CTGAGTCACTCATGGCGTCGACCCACTCCACTCTGACTTTAGGAAAAGGTATATCAGGAGTTATTTGAGTTATGATTCTTTTTCTTCTTTTCTTAGGCATATAAGAGTTCTACCAGATAAATCACTTAATGTTAAGCAGCCTTACGCGCGCGCGGAGGCACTACTACTTTGGACATTATATAATGTCCAGTTGTATAAAAAATGTCCACTAAAATGTCCACTAAAATCGATTAGAAATGTTGGTATTATTGTCTTTTTTTCTTCTTGGACATAAAGACACTTTTTTTTCATGTTTTTTTTAAGTGATACTAATTTATCTCCAGAATCTCTTATGTAAATGTCCGGTCTAATTTGTACCATAATATTGCCTCAAAGTGGCCATATTCTCTTTGGCATCCGCAACTTTGTGTAACAATTTGTCAATTTCGCCCGTGATGTCTGTATGCTCTACAATCACCGCATGGGGATTGGTCATCAACAGATCTATTTTAAGTAGTGCGTCTTCCATCTGGTGCTGGTAACGTACCATCAGAGCTTTGTATATTTGTTCTCTCATTTGTCCTCCTTCTTCTTTAATGAATCACCAAAGGTGCCTCTAAAGCCCCATGATCCGTGGTGCGTGGTCCATGAGTCCAGATTCCCGTAAATACTTATCTCGGCGTCTGCTACGAGGTCACAGAACGATAAATCTTCACCTTTCCACTCCCCGCTATCTAACCCAAACGACGTATCCCAGAAATTATACATATACTTCTCGGTAGCTCCTTTCGATCCAATTTCTATATCCATTTTATCTTGGTGGTCTTTATCAAATTTAATTTTATATTTAGGATTTAATTCTATTAGTTTTTCAAATACCTTTCTCTTAATTAACATCAATCCAGCAGGAGCTGACTTCAACTCAACCAAATCAAACGGTAGAATCTTAATCTTCTCAGGGTCTGGGAACTCTACAGGATATTTAACTTTAAGAGGATTCTCTTTTAATCTATANGGGGTAACAACTATATCTTTCTCAGGGACTAACATTCTAAGGACCGTCTCATGTGAGAACTCTACNTCCGCATCAACAAACAACATATACTCATAGCCTGAAGCTAGGAATCCTGCAGTTAATAAATTTCTAGCATGAGTCACGAGGGATGATTTAACAGATTTAAATACACATTCGATTCCAGACTTAGCTAACACTGCGTAAGTATTTAAGATAGACACACACGTCTCTACCTTCATAGTATCATAACAGGGCATAGCGATGTAGACTCTTGGTTTCTTAGTCTCCGTCATTTAGATATATCCTTCATAGGTGTAATTAGTTTAGCTGTTCCATCTTCAGTTTTTTCAAAAATATTATCATCAGTTATTTTAAAATTAGCAGCAATTGAAGTCCTTGTAACATTAGAATAAAACGTACTTACAGAATGAGTTAGGTTCCATGGAAAAATAAAAAAGTCTCCAACTTCTGGCTTAAAATCAAATGAATTTGTGTGAAAATTTTGGGGGTTACCCATAAAGAAGCTTAAAGCCGCCGGGCCGTTGCCGGTCCCTTTCCAGTTCTTCTGTTCTTTAATAATAGGTTTAGGAATATCTACAAAAATAACTGAAGACAAGTGACAGTCATGATGGATGTGTGGGGGATTACCTTCTCCCTTCTTCATAAAGTTTACCCATGCTGCAGTAACGTCAACACCTTTAAGAACAAGACCATACCAAGTTTTGTAAGCATCTTGATAAGCTCTGAAATAAGGTCTTACAATATCAATGTATTTCTTTTTATCGAGTAGCCGTTCATCTTTAATGATGCCAGCTAAATTTTCAGACCAGTTCTGTGTTGCTTGATTACATATCTTACGTAAAGCTTTAAGGTCTGTCTCATTAATTTTAGTTTTAAATAGTAAAGGGCCCCAGTGATAGATTTTATATTCTATCTCCTTCAAACCCATGCTATCTTCTCCACCGACTGTAGCTACCCTGGCTAAGTTTCGTTTGAAGTTTACTGGTTTTTTCATATTATCCTCTCTTGTTGCATTCTGCGACATGATTCTTTAAGACCGTGCCGTCTTTTGTTTGTATACTTTGAAAAAAAGTTACTAATGTAACTCTTTCTCCTCCAAAATTATCTGCTTGATGATACTCATGACAATCAAATAGTAAAGCTCTATTAGGTTTAAATACTACTTTAGTCTTTAAATCAAACTGGCTATTGTGTTTGTTAACCACATCTTTAAATTTTTTAGTTTTCATTTTAGCAGGATTCTTAAATGCATCCCACTTCAGGGGGACGTACCCATCTCTGTTATAAGGATAAGTCTTGGGTTCATGAAGACTGGTCCCTCCAGAGTTTTTACCGGATATAAAAATAATAGAAGAGATTTCGTCATCATCTTGATGAATAAATCCAGTCCCTTGGAAAGGTATTTTTTGAAACTGCATCCTAGCAGTAAATTTAAGATCTTCATAGTTCATAGGATAGAGAGCTTCTATCATTTTAGCACAAGTCATCTCAAAGAAAGGATAATTAACTTCATGTAAAAGTTTTGATCGAAGACCAGGCCAGTTACCATCTTCAGGAGGAAAGTATTCTACTTCTTCTGAAAATTTTTTAACAGCTTCAAAGTTATTAAAAAAATTATCTATGATTACTGTTGGCCATTTCATTTAGTCATTTCTTTCAACAAGTCTTTCAGGTCTCCTTGTTTAATTACATTCTCTTTCTCATCAAACTTTAACTCATGATACATGTCTAATCTTTTTAAAAACTTATGTTTCCATGAACGTAAATCAGCCCCGGAAAACTTGAATTCTTGGTAATATAGGTCAGGAGTACAGACCATTATTATACCTTGTTTAATTTCAGATTTATGAACGTAGTCGTGCGCCATACAGTACGCAGCAATTTGTAAGAAATAGTCATCTATCCATTCTAACTTCTTAGGACGATTGGCTTGCTTGAAATCGATGATAGTATCTAAACCATTATGATTGCATACCAAGTCAGTAGACCCAGCGTATAACCCAGGGTAATACAACGTGACTTCCGAGCCGTAATATTCTTCAACAGGAAGTAAACCTTCTTCAATAATTTTTTGGGCCATGGGCTTCGCCTCTTGTCCGATCCCCGTAAGATCATCGTAGCCAATTCCTGATACATGAGATTCAATGAATTTGTGCATGGAAGTTCCCCTCCTACTACTATAATTTTTGATTCGTTCTGCTTCTTGTTCTCCAACTTTGGCCTTCCAGTCTTTTAAAAATTGTTGATTTTTTGTTTTGCCTAATATCGTAGTTACGCTTGGAAGTCTAGCCCCATTAATATCATAGATCCGTGATCCTTGGTCCGTGATCTGTGTGCCACTCACATATTTATATTTATTGTTTATCTTCATTTTTCTTTCTTATATCGTGAAGAATAATGACACTACGCATCCAGGCCCACGAGTTAATACGACCAGTTATTTTGGATATCCAATTATATATTTTATAAAGTATTTCATTTTTCATATTTTTTTATTTAACTTCTTAAAATCTTTTACTTTTACTTCATCGTTTATGATTCCTTGTTTTTTCCATTCATTGTATCCTTTAATCCAGTTAGGATCAGGTTGATCCGGGTCCTTTTTTTTAAAAATTTCATTCCATCTTTTTCTATAATTATCGGTGGAAACCCTTGATTTTCCGTCCCATTTTCTACCTTTATCTTTACGACTCATGATACAAAAACCATCATAAATAGACTCAAGACAATCATTAGACCAAGCCCAGTGAACACTAATATAAAAAATTTATCCCTTGGGTCCTGCATATTGTTTCTTGGCTGCGTTATACTTTTCCATATCTTTTAACTCAACTGAGTTAGCTACATTACCGGACACTGATATTCTAGTTACATCAGAATAGAATGGCGCTACATAATGTTTTACCCATGCAGGAAAAATAAACATGTCTCTGTTTTTAGGTTTGATTGATTGATAAGTTATAGCTTGTCTGTTTCCTTCACCATATAAAAATCCAAGTGAACCAGGTCCACCTGAATTACCTACATAGTCTTCTTGTTCTTTAGTTATTTCTGGAGGTACATCTAAAAATATAACAAAGGATAATGCATCACTGTGATCGTGTGGTGGATTAAATTCATTCTTCTTCATAAAGTTAACCCATAAAGATGAAAGCAAGTAATTAGGTTTATCTTCAGGTTTATAAAAAACGTTCTTATGTTTTTGAAATGCTTCATCATAGATTCCTAAACATTGAGATACCCATGGTAAAAATATTTCTTTTTTACGAAACATATACTCTTCTTTAATAACTCCAGCTAATTTTTTAGTATAATCTAATTCCTTAACTCTACTTGCCTTAGCTTCTTCCATTAATAATTTATGAAAATCTTCTGAGATTCTTATGTGTACTATACAGGGTCCCCAACTAAATATTCCATATTGTACTTCTTGCATTTTTTCTTTATCTGGCATCTTCTAGTTTCCTTATCTCTCTTTCGAGTGCTAGATCAACTACATTTTCTCCTATGTTTTTATCATAAGGTTCGTAGTGATCAATTATTTGTTCTATCTTNTGAAGTTTTACTTGTGTGTAAGGCCAAATCAATTTGGCAAATTGTAGCGCATCTCTATATCCACACGCCCAACGCCATTGTTTTTTATATTTAGGTTTGTTGTTGTATCTTTTTTCTTTACACCAACCAAAACCTAAAGTTTCATGAAGCCATGTGACAGTATCTTTATCAGTCATACTCAATTCACATCTAATGTACCATTGATTATAGACTTTATTATTTCTGTCTTTACGCTTTGTAGCTTTCTTCTTACAAGTTACACAGCCTTCTCCATCAAAGAGTCCGGCGATGTATGCAATGTCAGTGTGCTGCATTCTCAGCTCCGTGTTCAGGGGGAAGTCTAACTTCCTCTTTGTCTTTTTTGGTTATAACCCATTTTATCAAAGAAGTTGAAGGATCGTATCCCTCAAAATCTAGATTACTGCACGCTGTCAGCAGGAATATAGTTCCAATAACTATCACTATCTTCATGTTTAATCTCACCTTCCGATTCACAGTCCCAACACTGGCCAACTGTTTCTCCCCATTCAGTTCCAACTTTTACAAAGCCGTTACCTTTACATGTTTGACAAATAGTCTTCATTTTTTAATTTCCTTAATTTTTCCATTAAGTTTTTTTGCTTTCTCGTTTGCCAAACATTCTACAGTTTTACTTATAGATAGTTTTGCATCGGGCAATAAAACTTTGGACAAAGAAATTAAAGTCTTGTATGTATCGTGTGTTAGGGATACATTTCGATATTTACTTATATCAGTCATATTGTTGTGTTCCTTTCATATATTTATGAGCAATATATAGGATTGATAAGGGAGTTGTCAAGATGAAATTTGTATTAAGTATGATTATATGCACAAGTGTGTACAACATGTGCCTCGAACCTCACCGTATGCCTACTACATATAGTAGCCATTATGAATGTATGATAGCAGGTTATGAAGAATCTATTAAGAAAGCTAAAGAAATGGGAAAAGAAGATATTAATGAATATGGGACTATTATAAAATTTTTTTGTCAGCGCCAAGGTGAAGAAACCATTTTGCCTAAACCTAAACCAAAACCCAAAACAGACATATAATTGACAATGTGTCCAAAATGTGGTAGGGGATTAATCTTCTCACCACAATAAACCTATTTCACATATCCCTCTTGTGTTATAGGTTTGTACCATGCAGCTACAACAAATCTTTCTGAACCACTTACAGTGTTCACTCCATGTTTAAAATACTTTCCATCAAAGAATAAAGCTCTNCCTTGCTTAGGTGTGACTACTATATCATTTTCAAAATAAGTGTGTCCTCCATCATAATCATCATTTAAATAAACTATTGAAGCTAGTGTTGTATTGTCTTTGGCATTGTCAAAGTGTAAAGATTGATGACTTCCTATGGGCCATCTTACTATTTCAGCCCAGTCTACCTGTGAACGGTTTAATTCGAATGATTGTTTATTTAATTTAGGGAGAAATCTAATAGGTACTTCTAAAGGATAAACATCTCTAAAAGATTTAGCTTTATGTTGGTTTTTCTTGTAGGTTTCAATTGCCCAATCACAGTCTTGCTTAGTTATAAAATTGTCTTTTATAAAAATAATCATTGACAGATATGTCCTATCATTAGCTTACCATCCTTGGTATAATTTCCCTGTCCCATACCAGGTCCACGATAAGTGGTGTTTACTTCACGCCATGCATCTGCAATTTCATTACAATTAGATTCAGTGGTTTTAAGTTCTATTTTCTCTAGGCCGTTCGTACTTAACAGGAGTATTATTACAATGTATTTCATTAAATTTTTTTACCAGTTTATACCACTCTTCTTTATATTTCGGATTCTTCGTTCGATTCCATTTGCAAGCGAGTTCGTCTAACTCTTTTAGTGTTATCATTATTACTCCTTCCCCATTTTATTATTCTGTCAAAGTTATGTGTTTTTAATTTAATTTTAGGTCCATAAGATTTCCATGAATTAGCCATTAGATTAAGTTCAATAACTAAACTTGACCATTGTTTTGGTGTTATATTGCTTACTTTTAAAGTAATTGTTTTATCTTTCATATAAAATATTTCCTACTATTACACATCTTCCATCAACGGGTGTGGCTTTTGCCCAATGATACTGGTGAGAAAGAAAGAATACAATCTTTCCGGGGATTAAATTTATTTTTTTACCTTCTATAATAAATGGTGGTGATGTATTAGGAGCATCTACACAATATTGAAAGGTAAATGAATAAGGGAAGTGATTATGTTTAACAACCCCCTCTCCTTTTTTATAGTATACACCCCAACATTCTTCAATTCTAAATGAGTTAACATTAAATCCAACAGTGTCCATTCTACCGTTATCTTCACCTCCTTGTGAAAAATTATAAGCTACTCTTGGTAGCTTGCTTTGTATCCAATGAAGTAGGGTATTCATTTCTTTTATATCTTTTTTATGTAGATCAAAATCTGTTCTGGAACCTCCTCCTTGAATGGTAGCCCAGTAATTATCTTTAACTATTTTAACTAAAGAAGACTTTACTTTTTCAGCTTGGGGATAATCAAAAGTTTGAGTAGTAAATGCTTTATTCATAAACAATTTCTCCATCTGTTCCTTTTTTAAAATGACCCACAGGATTAATATTAAATCCTAATGAGTATCTAGTGTTAAGAGATGTATTAGTATTTATCTGATGATAAAGTTCGCTTGGAAATATTAGTAATATATTTTGGCTTGGTTCTACTTTAAACTCATCACAAGAATATATGTTATGAGGGTCATCATAATCTAAACCAAAGAAAGAAGTGTTAGGTAAATTTCTTGTAAAGCTAAGGCTCTGCCCCGTATTATCTTCAGGGTAATAAACACAACTTAACCAACTATTACGATGAACATGCATTTGACTCATGCATCCACTTGATGTTTTAGTGGCCCAAGAATTTAATATTTTATATTTTTTACTATAACTTAACATATGGAAGTATGCTCTTATAGCGTCTATGAAAATCTTTTTTTCTTTTTTTAATTTTTTATCTTCTAATATTTTATTAGAAACAGAAATATAACTTCCTTCCGAAAAGGTAGTGGCTCGATACTTAGTTTCTTTAATAATCTTAAGAAGGTTTTTATTTTGTATATCTAATTTAATTGCCATTAAAGGCATAGAAAATAAAGGATATATTATTGCTTGCTTTTGCTGTTTTTCTTTCATTCCCTATATATAGGATATCTAGGGATATTTGTCAACGGCCTTGGCCGCGATATTTTCGCTTTGTCATTCTTTTAGTATGTTTATTGAGCCTTTTCTTGTGTCTTCCAGGCCTTTTTCTAGGTTTATCGCGTTTAGGTTTAGTACTAATCCCGAATTTAGCTCTTTTGCTCATTGAAATGTCTTATGCATATCTCAGTTTTGTTTGTAACATGAGGCATGTAACTTATCTTACCATTAATCTTTTGTTCTATATCAGCACCACAATTGGTACATCTAAAAATTGTTTTATATAAAGATACAAATATACTTTCTTCAGTACAAGTAGGACAACGCCCATTAACCACTTGAGCTTCTAAGTTGAATTGGGAGTTAAGAGGTTCTTTTTTGTCCATTGTTTTTTTCTGTCATATGCTTTCTTATTCTTTATCACAATCTGGCGATAACGTCTATCCCTTAGAATCTTTGCTACAGGATTCTTTTTATTGACATGAGAGACACTCATCACTACCACTATCCAGTTCAGCTAATGCTTCTTGTTTACATTCCTGACTACAGAATAAATCTAAGTCTTGTTTGGCTTCAAACTCTGCCTTACATTGATTACAATTTTTCTTCATTATTCAATGATTAATTTTTTAATTGATTTGGACCCATCAATATTATCTTCTAGTTCTGCCGTACCTTTCCAGCATTTATAAGATACTGTTTCACTATATTGTCTCTCCGCTTTACGTTTGCCGCTAAGGCACATTCCCATTGAGTCTTGGATACGCGCTTCCTTAATCTCTCCGTTTACAAACATAAGTAGGGCTACCACAGCTTCTATCATTTATCCCCATTTCCGTTTTTATAATGCATCTCTCTATTTTGGTCTTTAAGCTTTTCAATATCATCTAAAACTTTATCCATTTGTTTTCTTAAAAATTCTATATTTACCTTATTTAAAGCCATAGATTCGATATGTTTGTTTAACTTCTCAGTAGTTTTATATAGATCTTCGATCATCATGAACTGCTCAGAATCAGCGGGCAATGAACCTAGTTGTCCACGTGGCCATTTGATTCTAAACTCTGTATTCTCAGTTAAAT